TGGGATGTTGGGCGAAAAACAATGCCAAGGCATTCTGGATAAACTCCAAGCTAATTCTAGCTGGAGTTTACTCAGTTCGTTTTACACTACATCTCCGATAATTTGCTGAATCAAAGTTAAGCGGACAAGATATATGATTTATGGGTCTTTGAAGAAGATTTCATATCTGAAAGCATAGGACGCAATCTGATCCGATTGTAATGTCCCAAAAGCGTCATAAGCAACTACGGCGAAACCAATGTTTCTTTTTTTTGGATGGGGACTATTTTCATCATAAATGATTTTATGTGCTTTATAACTTTTACCCATACTAAATAAGTATGAGTGTTCTTTTGCACTCCCATCCACCGAGGAAACTCCAGTAGCATAGGAAGCACCAGATTTTATATACTTTTGAGCGATAACCGATATCTGCTCGTTATTGATTAAATCAAGCATTTTGTTGCCTGCCGTTTTAAATACAAGATTGTTATTTACTGTATCATTTGAATTATACCAAAATAAAATAACACGATACATTACATTTGGACGGTCATTCTTGTTTGACAACCAGAATTTTAAATTAATACGCTTTAGATATATTTCGTCACCCACGCGTGCCTCATTCATATTACCTTGAGGGTCTTTTACTCCTTGTGTGATATTTAACATATTCGTGTAATAATCTGGAAGATTATGGAATAGTTCTTGGTTTTCATCTACATCTCCTACCGCTTTAGTCTCAGCAAGTCTGAGAGATTCTGTTCTAGCGATTTTTCTCATTGTCTTCACAAGTTTGCCACCTCGTCTTCTCCTATGTTGTTTTCTTTTTACCATTTTTTATATACTATACTGAGAAAAAAATAATTTGCGAAAAAACGCAACCTAACGGTTAAAAACGCTGACTGACGCAGAATGACGCACGGAAATTGCGGACATTTTAAGTGCGTTTAAACTCCGAAAAAAAATATATATACATTATATATAAAAAATAAAAAATGAGGCATCGCAACTGGGTTTTTACTTTTAATAATTATACTAAACAATTTGAGAGAAAATTGAGAAGTAAAGTGTTCAAAGAACAAATAGTATATATTATCTTCGGACACGAGGTCGGATCCAAAAAAAACACTCCACACTTACAAGGATACATACAATTTAAAAATGCACTTGTATTTGATAATGTGAAATCAAAACTTCACAAGAGAGTTAGGATAGCGCACGCTGGTGGCTCCTACGACCAAAACAAGAAATATTGTAGTAAGGAGGGAGATTGGTATGAGTGGGGGAAACCTAAGCGGAATCAAGGAAAGAGGAATGATATAGTGAAGTTAAACGAATTGATGGAGGATGGAAATGGGATTGGAGATATATTGCGCTCGGGCGCGATTAAGAGAGCGAATCATTTAAGTTATGTTGAGAGGTGTATGAAGTATTTAGAACCTACAAGAAAACTACAAAAACCAAAAATATTTTGGTGTTATGGTGGGACTGGAGTCGGCAAATCCCATTGGGCGTGGGAGTATGCGGGCGCAAATTTTTCTAGTATATACACTGGGACAACATTCTCCAATGGCAAAACTTGGTTTAATGGATATGATGCTCACGAGTGTATTATCATCAATGAGGTGCGTGGAGATTCAATGCCTTGGGAGTTCTTACTCAATTTTACGGACAAGTATCCTATGAGTTTAGAGACCAAGGGTGGCACGAGACAACTGCACGCAAAGTGTATTATTTTCACTACGCCGAAACACCCTAAAAAAACCTTTCAATATCATATGTCTGAAGACCTTACACAGATTACGAGAAGAATGAAAATTTTAGAATTTACAAAAGGAGCACTTGGGTTTTCACACACAGAAGTGGTATAGGTAATATTAATTAATACCACTTCATTTATAATGAATCAAATCTATTAGATATTAAGTTTAATATCTAATAAATTTTCTTCTGGGATGTTGGGCGAAAAACAATGCCAAGGCATTCTGGATAAACTCCAAGCTAATTCTAGCTGGAGTTTACTCAGTTCGTTTTACACTACATCTCCGATAATTTGCTGAATCAAAGTTAAGCGGACA